CCAGGCAGCGGCAACACCGGCGCGCTGGACACCAACTTCACGACGGTGTCCTGCACCACGTCCTACGGCATCGAGCAGGGCAGTTACTACGGGATGCGTCACCAGATCACTTGGGACAACCAGTGGGTGGCGGCTTTTGCGCCCTATTACTACTACGGCTCGGGCCTGTCGGGCTTTGTCGTCAACACCGACGACCCGACACGCTACTACCGGCTGTCCTACAGCAGCAGCTCTTGCGGTGTGTCGATCCTCCCGATCCGGGCGAGCGCCTTTGCCTATTCCTTCCACGAGAACAACGCCGACTCCAGCCAGGGGCTGAACGTTGGACTGATGGATTTTGCGGGGACGGGATTCCAGACCACGGGGGTACTGGCCAATGGGGGAGCGGTCAGTTTGTCGACCAGTCGTTACTGGATCGATACCGGCTACACCAGCACCAACTACCCCTGCCTGATGCCCGTTGAGAACTGGAAGATCTAAAGGAGATACCGATGCCCAAGCTCTACATTGCATTTCACGACAACGGGGTGGTGCGCGATATCGCCACCGAACCCCTGGAGGGCTACTTGCCCGCACCCAGCAAAGCCACCTCCACACTGGCCTTGCGCTATGCCCTGCAAGACGGCAAGGCGGTTGAGCGCTTCCCCGGCAAAACCGATGAGGAAGTGCTGGCCCTCATCGCAGCGGAGCAGGCGGCGCAGGCGCCCGCAGCTCCCTTACCTCAGAAAGTGATCACCAAGCTCGCCTTTATGAATCGCTTCACGATGGAGGAGCTGGCCGCGATCTACACCGCCGCCAAGACCGAGGTTCTGGTCGAGGTGTTCCTCGACAAGTTGAAGCTCGCCGAGGAGGTGAATCTGACTGATGCCCAGACCATCAGCGGCCTGCAGGCACTCGCTGCCAGCGGTCTGCTGACCGAGATACGGGTGCAGGAGGTGTTGCAGTGATGGCGGCTATCCAACACCGTCTGTCGATGCTGGCGATTTGGCTGCTGTGCCAGATCGCGGCGGTGATCGCTTCCGTCTGGATGCTCATCGCTGCGCTGATGGGCAGTCGACGTGCCTGGACCCTGGCGGTCGCCCACGACCAGTTGGCCAACGCCGCCTTCGGCGGTCACGAGGACGAGACGCTCTCCAGCCGTGCCGGCAAGGCCGCGCGCGAAGGCAAGCGCTGGGCCTGTGTGCTGTGCCGACTGCTCGACCGACTCGATCCGAACCACTGCGAGAAGTCCATAGAGCCTGATGAGGGCAAACCCATCGCCTGATTCTGTCGAGCCGTCACCCCCGTATTCCCCGATCCGCCGCTGGCGGATTTTTTACTTCTGGAGCCCACCCATGGCAGATCATTTTTTACACGGGGTCGAGGTCGTTGAAATCGACAACGGCCCGCGTCCCATTCGTACTGTCCGATCTTCGGTGATCGGCCTTGTCGGCACCGCACCGGATGCCGATGAAACATCCTTCCCGCTGAACACCCCGGTGCTGATTGCCGGCTCGCGCCTGGAAGCAGCCAAGCTGGGTGCTACCGGCACCTTGCCGATGGCCATCGACGGCATCTTCGATCAGGCCGGCGCGCTGGTGGTGGTGATCCGTGTGGCTGAAGGCGCAACGGAGGCCGAAACGCAAACGAATGTCCTCGGTGGCGTCGATGCGGACGGCCAGTACCTCGGCCTGCAGGCACTCTTGGCGGCTCAGTCGGTGGCCAAAGTCACACCGCGCATCCTGATCGCCCCGGGTTTTACGCATCAGCGCCCCCAAGACCCTGACTATCCCGATGACGAGACCCGCCAACTGGCGAACCCGGCCGTGGCGGAACTGCTGGGCATTGCCGAGCGCCTGCGCGCGGTGATCATCGCCGATGGCCCCAACACGACGGACGCTGCTGCCATTGACTACCGCGAGGACTGGGGTTCACCGCGCATCTACGTGGTCGATCCGCACGTCAAGGTGATGAAGAACGGCGCCGTGGTGACCGAGCCGGTCTCCGCCCGTGTTGCCGGTCTGATCGCCAAGATCGACAACGACCGAGGCTTCTGGTGGAGCCCTTCGAACAACGTCATCAACGGCATCGTCGGCAGCCACCGGCCGGTGGATTTTGCGCTGGGCGATCCGAACGCCCGGGCGAACCTGCTCAACGAGAACGAGGTGGCCACCATAATCCAGGAGGATGGCTACCGCCTGTGGGGCAACCGCACCTGCTCCTCGGACCCCAAGTGGGCGTTCCTTTCGGTGCGGCGCACCGCCGACATGATCAACGAGTCGCTGCTCAGAGCACACCTCTGGGCGGTGGATCGCAACATCACCAAGACCTACGTCGAGGAAGTGACCGAAGGCGTGAATGCCTATCTGCGTCAACTCAAAGCCCAGGGCGCCATCCTCGGTGGCAAGTGCTGGGCCGACCCGGATCTGAACTCGCCGACTTCGATTGCGGACGGGAAGATTTACTTCAACTTCGACTTCACCCCGCCGTATCCGGCCGAGCACATCATCTTCCGCTCGCACCTGGTTGATGACTATCTGGAGGAAATTCTGTAATGGCTATCGAACTGCCCCGCGTGCTGAAGAACATGAACCTTTTCGTCGACGGCCGAGGCTACGCCGGGCGTATCGACGAGATTCAACTGCCCAAACTGACCTTGAAGACCGAGGAGCACCGCGCCGGCGGCATGGATCTGCCGGTGGAGATCGACCTCGGTATGGAAAAGCTCGAAGCCGAGCTGACGATCGCCGATCACGATCCCGAGGTCTTCAAGCTCTTCGGCCTGCTGGATAACGCCGCGACGCAAATCACCATCCGGGGCGCCATCCAGGCGCAGGGATCGGAAGCCAAGCCCGTCATCGTCAATTTGCGCGGTGGCTGGAAGGAGCTCGACGCCGGTACCTGGAAGCCCGGTGACAAAAGCACCCTCAAGGTCTCGGTGGCCGCCAGTTACTACAAGCTGACCATCGATGACGAGGAGTTGATCGAGATCGACGCCATCAACCTGGTACGCAAGGTGGGCGGTACCGATCAGATGGAAGCCATTCGTGCCGCGATTGGTTTGTGATGAACGACATGGAGAACATCGAATGAGCACTGCCGAACGCATCAAACTCAACTTTCCCATCGAGCACGATGGCGTCCCCATTGCCGATATTGCCCTGCGCCGTCCCACCGTGGGAGACCACCTGGCCGCGCAGAAGTCGGCGGGGACCGATGCCGAGCGCGAGATCCGGCTGATTGCCAACCTCGCTGAGCTGCCGCCGGCTGCGATCCACCAGCTCGATATGAAGGACTACGCTGCCTTGCAGAAGGTGCTGGGCGGTTTTTTGCAGTGAATCCGGGTGAGCTCTCCGCCCTCGTGGTGGAGCTCGCCCTCTATACCCACTGGCCTCGATCCGAGTTGCTCGCCCTGGAGGTGAGTGAGTTGGTCGAGGCCTTGTCATTGGCGCGACGCCTGTCTGCCGTTCCATCCTCCTGAGGTTTCTTCATGGCCACAGCGCATCCCGTTCAGATCAGTATCGGTGCCACGCTGGCGGCCTCGCTCGGCTCGGCCGTGCGCGGTGCCCAGGCTCAGCTGAATCAGCTGGGTTCGACCATGGCGGAGCTGGGCAACAAGCAGTCGGGCATCCGTCAGCTGGAGACCCTGCGCAGCCAAGCTCGAGATGCGGCACTGGCCATGCGCGCGGCGCAACAGAAAGTCGCCGGCCTGGAAGGGAACATGGCCAACCAGGGTGGTGAACCCAGTGCCAAGCAGGCCCGCGAACTGGAGCGTGCCCGTGCCGCCGCCGCTCGGGCAGAAGAGGCCTACCGTCGCCAGCGCTCGGCCGTGGATGAACTTTCGGGATCGCTGCAGCGCGCAGGGGTCAACACCCGCGCCATGGGCACCGAGTCGGCACGCCTGGGCAGCCAGTTGGAGACCCTGCGCTCTCGCACCGAAGCCCTGACGCGTGCCCAGCAGGCCCAGGCCCGTAATCTGGAGAACCGCAGCGCCTACCGCACTCAGATGATGGACGCCGTGGCGCTGGGCGGTGCGCTCTATGGTCTGGTGCAGCCGGCGGTCCAGTTCGAGTCAGTCATGGCCGACGTCAAGAAGGTGGTGAACTTCGACACTCCCGAGCAGTTCGGGCAGATGTCCAAAGATGTGCTCTTGATGTCGACGCGCATCCCGATGGCGGCCGACGGCATTGGGGCCATCGTCGCGGCTGCCGGTCAAGCCGGTATCGCCCGGGAAGAACTCCTGCGCTTTGCTGAGGATGCCGCCAAGATGGGCGTGGCCTTCGATCTGTCGGGCCAGCAGGCGGGTGCGGCGATGACGGGTCTGCGCTCGATCTTTGGCCTCACCCAGGACGAGGTGGTGAAACTCGGAGACGCCATCAACCACCTCTCGAACAACATGGATGCCAAGGCGTCCGATCTGCTCAACATCGCCAACCGGGCGGGCTCGACAGCCAAACTCTTCGGCCTGTCCGGCGCACAGCTCAACGCCCTGGGCGCGACCTTCCTCGCCTTAAAGACCCCACCCGAGGTCGCTGCGACCGGCATAAATGCGCTCTTGATGAAGTTGGCAACTGCCGACAAACAGAACGAGCGCTTCCAGCAGGGCTTGCAGGACATCGGGCTGTCGGCCGAGGTCATGAAAGAGATGATCGGCCGCGATGCCCAAGGGGCGCTGACCACCTTCCTGCGCCAGGTCAAAAACGCCCCCGACCTGATGGGCACGCTCTCGGATCTCTTCGGCATGGAGTACGCCGACGACATCGCCAAGCTGGTGGGTTCGATGGACACCTACGAGAAGGCGGTGGGTCTGGTCGCTGATCAGACCGCCTATGCCGGCTCGATGCAGGCAGAGTACGAAGCACGCTCGGCCACCACCGCCAACAACCTGCAGCTCTTGAAGAACCAGATGAGCCGGCTGGGCATCACGGTGGGCAATGCACTGCTGCCGGCCCTGAACAACTTGGTGGGCGCACTGATGGCGCCCATCGAAGGCATCACAGCGTTGGCAGAACGTTTCCCCATCGTCACGCAAGTGGTGGTGGGCACCGTTGGTGCTGTGCTGGCCTTGAAGGTGGCGACCATTGCCCTGGGCTATGCCTGGACCTTCGTGAAGGGGCCGATTCTTGGAGCGCAGGTGGCGTTCCAGTCAGCACGGGCAGGCTTGGCACTGCTGCAGGTGCAGGCGGCTACGACTGGGGCGAGCGCCAGCATTCTGTCGATTGCCTGGCAGCGGCTGCAGTCCGGCTCCCTCGGTCTGATTGCTCCGCTCAAATCGGCAGCGTTGGCCTTCTGGTCGATGCTGCCGGCCATTGGTGCCACCACGGCAGCCTTGCTCGCCAATCCGATCACCTGGATCGTGGCGGGCATTGGCGCGGTGGTCGCTGGCCTCGCGCTGGTGATCCGTAAGTACTGGGACCCCATCGCGGCCTACGTCGGTGGCGTGTTCGAGGGCATTCGCTCCGCCGTGCAGCCGGCGATCAGCAGTCTTTCCACAGCACTGGCGCCACTCGCGCCCATAGGGACGGCCATTGCCAACGTCTTCGGCTTCATCGCCGATGGCGTGAGCCGGGTGGTGGGCTGGATTGGGCAGCTGCTTGCGCCGGTGACACTCACCCAAGACAAGTTCGCTTCGCTCTCGGCCTCGGGTCAATCGCTCGGGGCGGTGATCGGTGGTGTGTTGAGCACAGCTTTTACTGTCTTGACCCTGCCGATCCGTGCCGTGGGCACGCTGGTGGGGTGGGTGATCAACGGCTTTACGGCCCTGGTGTCCTTCTCATCCCTGGCCAAGATCAGCGCCGCTTGGCAGCCAGTGGCGGATTTCATGACCGGTCTGTGGTCGGGTATCACCGCCACCGTCGGTCAAGCCATCGACTGGATAGCCAACAAGATCGGCTGGGTGATCAACGCTGGCAAGCAGGTCGGCGACTGGTTCGGTTCGCTCTTCGGCAGCGAGAAGCAGGCTGTGCCGACATCCACGGCACCAACATTCTCGCGTCCAGCGGCTATGGGTGGCACTGCCGCTCTGGCTGCGCCGCGTCCAGCTGTCGGTACCGCGCCGGTTGGCATCACGCCGATGTCAGCGGGCAGTCCGGCAGTAGCAAACACCCGGCCGATGGCAATGCCTGCTCAACCGCTGGCTGCGCGCGGCAACACCAGTGTGTCGCTGTCGGCCCCGATCACCGTCAACGCACCACCCGGAATGGATGCGCGCGAGATCGCAGCGCTCATCGAGTCGCGCCTGCGTGCGCTGATGCGCGAGACCACCCGAAGTCCGGCAGCGGCGATGTACGACTGATTCTGATCAGACGTTTCCTTTTTTCATTCTTTACCGAGGTGTGCCATGGCCGAACGGGTGATGTTGGGCCTGGGCGAGTTTCGTTTTGAAATCGCCACGCTCGCTTACCAAAAATTCTCACTCAACCAGTCCTGGCGCTGGCAGGAGCAGGCGCGCATCAAGCGTGACCCGGCCCTGCAGTTCGTCGGACGCAACGTTGGCGAGATCGAACTCGACGGCGTGATCTACCCGAGCTTCAAGGGTGGCCTGGGGCAGATCGAAGCCATGAGATCCCTTGCTGACGCAGGCAAGCCGCTGCAACTGGTCGATGGTCTCGGCCGCATCTGGGGCGCCTGGGTGATCACGGAGATCGGCGACACCCGCACCCTGTTTGCGGATGACGGCCAGCCCAGAAAGCTCGAATTTCGCATCAGGCTCAAGGCCTACGGGGAGGATCAGCCATGACCTTACCCATCTTCAAACGCGTGATCACCCGGGATGGGGATGTGCTCGATGACCTCATCTGGCAGCACTACGGGCGAGGCGATGTACTGGCTGCCGTGCTCGAGGCCAATCCCTCACTGGCGCAGTTCCCCCCAGTCCTAAGCGCTGGCCTGGTGATCGAGTTGCCTGAGTTGCCGCTGCCGGCAGAAGCGCCGGTGATCCGGCTGTGGTCATGAGGAGGCATCGATGCAACCGATCTTCCGTCTCTACGCCGACAGCCAAGAGATCACCGCTGCCATCCGCGACCGGCTGATCGAGCTGGTGGTCACCGACGAAGCCGGCATCCAGTCCGATGAGCTGAAACTGACCCTCGATGATCGCCGCCGTGAGGACGGCGCGATTGCGCAGCTGCCGCGCATCGGCACGGTGCTCACGGTGTCGCTGGGCTATGCCGAAACCCGGCTGGTGTCGATGGGGCGCTTCATCGTCGACGAGGTCGAGATGCGCTCGCCTCCGGCTACGCTGACGGTCTCAGCCAAAGCGGCCGATATGGTCGGGCCGTTTCGCAGTCCCAAGACCCGCTCCTGGGATGCGACCACGCTGGGCCAACTGGTCGAGGCCATCGCTGCCGAGCATCGGTACGAGGCCAGGATCGATCCAGAACTCGGCGCCATTGCCATCCCGCATCTGGACCAGACGGCCGAGTCGGACATGGCGCTGATCACCCGACTGGCCGCCAAGCACGATGCGGTGGCCAAGCCTGTGGCAGGGTTTTTCGTACTGGCCAGGCAAGGGGCGATCAAGACCATCACCGGCCAGGTGATGCCAACGATCAAGCTCTCAGGGAGTGATCTGGCGGAGTGGCGCTACCGGCACTCGGCGCGCAAACCCGGCGGGAGTGGCTCCACCAGTGACCGCGACACTTCGACACCACCGACGACAGCAACCGGTGGCACACGCGCGTACTGGTGGGACTTCGAGAAAGGTGAGCGCCGGGAAGTGACCACTGGTCAGCCACCGTTCGAGGAAATCCGCTACGTCCACGCTACGGAAGCCGAGGCCAAGGCCGCCGCAGCCACCCGCAAGAACACTGGGGAGCGGGGACAAGGGGAACTCAGTTTCAGCCTACCCAGTGACCCGAGGCTGGCCGCCGAAGGTCGGCTGTCCATTGCTCTGCGACCCGGCATCCCGACCGACTGGCGCATCAAGCGCGTCGAGCACCGCCTTGGTGCCCAGGGCTACACGACGCAGGTCGAGTGCGAGCGATTCACCGCTTCGCCCGTGCCAGTGACTGACACGCCGACTACAGCCACCACCGAATCCAACAGATAAGGAGACAAGCACTGTGACCCCTGACAAAGACCCTTCAACCTACGGCCTGATCACCTACCTTTGGGTGACCGGGCTGGCCGCCTGGGGTGGCCTGGTCAATTTCTACCGCAAGGTGAAGTCCGGCGAGACCCGGGCATTCAACGTGGTGGAGCTGATCGGCGAGATCGCCACCTCGGCCTTCGCCGGCCTCATCACCTTCTGGCTGTGCGAGGCCGCGCAGTTCAATCCCCTGGTCACTGCCGCCCTGGTTGGCATCTCCGGCCACATGGGCAGCCAGGCCATCTACCAACTGGAGCGCTGGGCGCAGTCGCGTCTGGGCAAGGAGCGGTCATGAACGCTATCGACAACATCCTCGACGAAATCATCCGCCGGGAAGGCGGCTACGTGAATCACCCGTCCGACCGGGGTGGGCCAACGAACTTCGGCATTACCGCACAGACGCTGGGTAGCTGGCGCAAGCTGGGCCGTCCGGCCACGGCGGCTGAGGTGCAAGCGCTAACGGAAACCGAAGCCCGCGCCATCTACCGCCAGCAGTACATCACCGGTCCCGGCTTCGAGGCCATCACCCATCCGGCTCTATTGCATCTGCTAGTGGACGCCGGGGTGCATTCCGGGCCGAAGCGGGCGGTGCAGTGGCTGCAGGCAGCGCTGGGCGTCATCGCCGACGGCGTGATCGGTCCCAAGACCCGCGCAGCACTCGCGGCCACCGACCAAGGTGTGCTCTACGGCAAGGTGCTGGGCCAGCGCCTTCGCCATCTCGGACGGCTGATCACCAACGACCCCAAGCAGTCTGCTTTTGCTGCGGGCTGGATGAACCGCATGGCGGAATTCGTGGAGGGCACGGTATGACTCCGTTACTCACCACCTTGGCTCCGGGTCTGCTCGATGCCGGAAGTCGCCTGATCGACCGCCTGGTGCCGGACCCGGCAGAGCGGGAAAAAGCCAAGCTCGCGTTGCTGCAGGCCGAGGGGCAGTTGGCACTGCAAGAGATGCAGACAAGTCTCTCGGCGATCCTGGCCGAAGCCAACTCGCCCGACCCTTGGACCAGCCGGGCGCGGCCGACCTTCCTGTACGTGATCTACGGCGTGATCTTGCTGTGCGTGATGGGCGCCATCATCGGCATCTGGTGGCCGACCCACGTTTTCCAGGCAGCGGAGAACCTGAACAAGCTGCTGGGTGCGGTTCCCGAGAGCCTGTGGTGGCTGTTCGGTGCCGGGTATCTGGGCTACACCGGGGCGCGCAGCTTCGACAAGTGGCGAGGGCCGGTCCGCTGATCCGTCCCGCCGAACACGACAACCTGAAACGACGATCCCCCGATCTCACTGCCTTCGCCGGTGGTGGGGTCGGGGGATTTTTGCTTTGTAGTGGGGCGCGCCGGTAAAATGACGGCTTGGACAGGGGACGGATTTGTGATTTTCCGACCCCAGAAAAGACTAACCCCGGGTTCATCACCAGACTCATTGGAGACTGGGAGAGGAATAGCCCGGGGACTGCAGACGAAATATAACACACCTCCGCCACCGATTGCCAGTCCCCGCTGTGCCTTGACGGCGAGGTAGAGAGGGCAATCCATGCAACAAACAGGCTCCGGCAGCCAAGCAGCACCGACCCCCTCGGGCACGACGATCACCTGGTCGGAGCTCGAGGCAGCCTTCGCGCCCGAGCGCTTGGCGCCTTACCTGAACCACGCGGGCGGTGACCGTGACTTGGCCGTGGCGCTCTACCTCTGGAACATCGCACTGTGTGAGAGTCTGTATCCCTTGCTCAACCTGAGTGAAATCACGTTGCGCAATCGGTTCCATCAGGTGCTCAGCCAGCATTTCCAGCGACAGGACTGGTACGACGACGCGTGGCTGGATCAGCGGGATGCCTCCAAGGTTCTGGAGGCCAAGCAAAAGATCGCTCGTCACCGGCTGAGTCCGACCCCCGGGCGCGTGGTGGCGGAGTTGACGTTTGGGTTCTGGACCAGCTTGCTGGATGTTCGTTACGAGCGCAGTCGGGTTCTCTGGCCAGTCATGGCGCCGAAGATTTTCGGCAACGCGCCCCGCAAGCTGCGCACCCGAAAAGATCAGTCTCCTTATGCGGCACAGTTGCGCACCCTGCGTAACCGGGTGTTCCACCATGAACCTGTCTGGCACTGGCCCAACTTGCCGGCATTGGTCAGGGAGTCGGAAACCTGGCTCCTCTGGTTGAATCCCGATATCGCCCGCTTGCACAGTCTGCTGGATCGCTTCCACAGCATCCACGCGGCCGGCCCAGGTGGCATGCCCAACATCAAGGCGGTGTGATGGCATCGATACTGGGCATCGAGTCGCCGGCGCAATACTGGCAGGAGGTGGTGCTCCCGAACGCGCTGCACTACCGCCAGCATCCAACGGCCAGGGAAGCCTTCAACTTGGCGGCGTCGCTGTGGCACCTGATCGACTGGATCTTCGAGGACCCACGCTTGAATCCGCAGCGCCAGCAGAAGTCCGATCTTCAAGCTACCTTGCGACAGCAGTGCCCGGCCTTGGGGGTGATGCACGACATCACCACGCTGTACAAGCACGCTCGAATGACCAGGCCGCAAGGGAATGTGATGGCTACGGATGTGGAGATGCTGGGGGCAACGTTCTACTTCGGCCCAGGTGGTCCTGTTTCCGAACATCCAGCTGAGTACGTCGTGACCTTGGAGGGAGGGGAGCAGCGCCCATTGAACGAATTGTTCGATGAGGCGCTGAAATTTTGGGACAGCTACTTCCGCGCTGATGCGGCGGGCCAGCAGGTCACGCCATAGCCGCCACCTAAGGTGCGCCGGTGTTGGCTGCGACCGGCCGCCGCCCCACGACGTTCCCCACCACATTGACCGCCTCGAGCATCGCCTGCGGTGACAGATGCGCGTAGCGCATCGTCACCTTGGGATCGTGGTGGCCGAGGAGCTTCTGCACCTCGTACAGCGACCGCCCGGCATTGACCAGGAAACTGGCGTAGCTGTGGCGCAGGTCGTGCAGCCGTACCTCTTCCAGCCCGACCTTTTTGCGGATCGAGTCCCAGGCGTAGAAGATCGACACCGGTGGCTTCTTGGTCTTCGGGTTGAAGAACACCCAGGGAATGTCCTCCTGCCGGGGCAGCGACAGCAGCAACTCCACTGCCGCGTCCGACAGCGGAATGTGACGCGGCTTCTTCGACTTCGAGCGCGCCGCCGGCACCGTCAGCATCCGCCGGTTGAAATCGATCTCGTCCCACCGCGCATCCAGGATCTCGCGCTTGCGGGCACCGGTGTACAGCAGCAGCCGGATCACCTGGCCCACCTGCACATTGCGGTTGGTGTCGAGTTCATCAAACAGCCGCTGCACCTCGTCGGTGGTCAGATACCGCTCCCGCGCACCGTGGTCCTCGAAGGGCTCGACGCCATCACAAGGGTTACTCTTGGGCGGCAGGATGTCCCAGCGGATCGCGCAGTTGTAGATGAACTTCATCAGCACGATCATCCGGTTGCAGGTGCCCGCCGCGTAGCCCTTCTCGAACACCGCGTGGTGGAAGGCCACCACATCGGAGCGGGTGATCCGGTTCATCCGGAACTCGGCAAACACCGGCAGCAGATGGTTGCGCAGCATCGTCTCGTCCGTCTCCCAGCTGCGCTTGCGGGTCTTGGCGTAGGGGAGGTAACGCTCGGCCACGAAATCCCCGAAGGTCGGCACATCCTTGAAGCGGTGGCTCTCCACCTTTGGGTCGCCACCCTCGGTGACCATCTGCTTCATCTTGTGCGCCTTGGCCCGGGCGTCCGACACCGAAATCTCATCAGCCCGGCCAATCCGGTTCAGCCGCACCTTGCCGGCCGCATCGCGGTAGCGGAAATAGAAGGTCGCCCCGCCACTGGCGCGATGCTCCAGCAGGAAGCCCTTGATCTCCGTATCGAAGTAACTCACAGCCCCGGAGGCAGGCTCGCGACCTGGCAGCGTGGCCAGGAATTCGGTCGTCAACGCTTGTGCTGGCATCGTAGTGCTCCTCTATCTATTGAGGGTCATACTACGATACAATGCGCCGGAAAGGACATAAAAAGCGTCTAATAGATCAGAATATTTACCTACCCAAGAAGGAGTCGACCATGATCGACGGAAGACAGATCCGCGCCGCACGCGCGATGCTGGGCTGGAGCCGGGACGACCTGCTCAAGGCCTCGGGCATCTCGATGTCAGCGCTGCTGCGCATGGAAGGGGCGCTGGCTGACAGCCGAGGCTCCACGCTCAACAAGGTGGCCAAGGCCCTGACCCTGGCCGGCATCGAATTCGTCACCCGCGATGACGGGGCGATTGGCGTCATTCTCAAAGCCACTAGCGCGCCGAGTGGCGCGCAGCAGTGAGTACCCCAATGACTGGGGCTCTGGAGCAGTTCGTCAGCAAGATCCGGTCTGACCTTGGCGAACCCGAGGCGGTGCCCGGATTCGACCCGTTGAATGGCAACGAGCAGGCGAAGTTTCTTTTCCTGCTGGAGGCGCCAGGTCCTCAGGCATTGAAAACTGGAAAAATCTCCTTTGATAACCCCGACCCATCCGCCTGCAACTTCAAACGACAGTTGGAGGAGGCGGGTGTCCAGCGTGGGGAGATTGCCGTGTGGAACATTGTGCCCTGGTACCTCGGCACGCCTGATTGCGCATCGATTCGTGCAGCGACCGGCGAGGACGTCCGTCGAGGCATGGCGTATCTGCCGCAGCTGCTTGCCGCCTTACCGAGACTCGAAGCCATCGTCTTGGTTGGCTCGGCCGCGCGCAAAGCGCACGTTTTCTTGTCCACGATCACCCGGGCACGGATACTTGCGTGTCACCATACCTCCGCCCGCGCACAGCAAGCGAACGCCCGGGCAGCCACTGAGAACATCGCCGTTTTCCGAATGCTGCAGGCACAAAATCCGCCTGATGCGCCACAATGAGCACAGCATCCCGAGCCGCCCAAAAGGCACAAAGGCCACCTGATGAGACACATTGGGTGGCCTTTGCACTAGATGGCTTCGGTTGGTAGGTAGTTGGTACGTCGGATTGGCTGCAAATTGCGTCTATATAGGTAGGTGACGCGGCTAAGTCTTTGAAAAGACAAAAGAAATATCCGATCAGACTGAAAATATGCCTTTTGCGGTAGGAAAGTGGTCGGAAGTGGGTGCTTCGAGGGCTTAAAAACTCGCGTAAGTCTTTGACTTATAAAGGGATTGCAGAGTAGCTGGCTATTACGCTCACTCCTGGTGTGGATACATGGGTTGGCGGTGCCGATAATGACACGGTGAATGCCATTGTTGACGGCACAACTAACGCAGTTGCAACGACCATGACAACGCTGGACTCCATTGATGGCGGCGCTGGCAATGACACCTTGACTCTGAATGTTCTCAACGGCGCTGGCGTTGCTGGCACAGCCGTGACTGCTTTGCCTGTCATTTCCGTCAAAAATGTTGAAACCGCCAATGTGCGCTCGGCAGTTGACTTGACAGCCAACGTTTCGACTTGGACTGGTTTGACGGGCCTGAATGTGACCCAAGGTGCCGCTGTATCACTGACAGCCGCCAACACCACTGACGTGTCGGTGGCTGGTGCCACAGGCGCTGTCACATTGAATGGTGGAGCCTCTGCTACCGTAGCAGCCGCAACTGCAACCCAAGCTGTGACCATCGGTGCCACCACTGTGGGCGCTGGTGCAGTGTCTGTGACGCACACCAATCAAACATCTGGCAACATCGCCATCGACGGCGGCACGACAGTGGGCGTCACTGCTTCCAAAGCCACCTCGGGCACTGTGACTGTGGGTCAGGGCGGTGACGCTACGGATCAGCCCTCTGGCGCGATCACCGTGACAACGACTGGCGCTGCATACGCTGCTGCCGATACTGCGGCTACACGCGGTGCAATCCAGACAACTGGCGGCACAACCGTGACTGTGACTCAAACAGCCACATCTTCTTCGGCTGCCGCCGCAACTGATACAACCAACACCGGCCACGGCGTGACTCAGAGCGCTGTGACCGTGACGGGTGGCACGTCCACCACGGCCGTGACTGTCAGCCAATCGTCTGCTGTTTCTGCTGTTGACGCAGTACCAGCTGTCACTGGTGTCAAGCAAGTGGATACAGTGACCTTCATCGCATTGGCTGCCACAGAGTCCGTGATTGTGGGTGGTTTGACTTTCACGGCTGCAAAAGCCCTGACAGCTGCTGAAGTTGCTGCGGCATTTGCAAACCTGAGCGCAGGCGCCACCCATGGTGCTGCACCCGCTGGTAACGGCATTTATTCAGGCACATTTGGTACTTACACCACTGGTGCAGTGACCACCGCCAACTCTGCTTCTAAAGTGGACGCCACAGCATCTACTGCAGCGGCTGGCAACACAGCAATCACTGTTACTGCCAACATTGCTTCTGCCAACAAGACCGCTGGTGTCGCTGCATTCGACGCAATGACAGGCAAGATGGGTGTTGCAGGTGGTGTGGTTCAAGTGATCGATTATGGCTACGCTGACGCGGCCAAAGCCGATTCGATCACCACAGCCACTTTGTCCGGTTATGCTGCAACCAGCTTCGTTAAGTCTGATGCGTTGGCCACCTTGTCGCTGGCAAACAGCGCAGGTTCGTTCGCTGCATGGAACAACACGGCAACAACCCTGGGTCTGACCCTGGACAAAGTCACTGGCGCAGTGAGCTTGGACGGTGCTACTAACGCCGCTGGCAAATACACCGCTTTGAACGTCAGCACAACGGGCACTAAATCGGCCACGGCTTTGACCGCTGCAGCGGTGACTGCCCTCACCGTGTCGGGCGATGTCGCTCTGGACTTGACCGGCTCCACACTCTCGGCACTGAAAACAGTGACGGTGACCGGTGCTGCTGGCCTGACCATCGACGCTTCTGGCTCAACAGTGACTGCCGTGAATACCACCGGCACCACCGGCAAAGTCAAAGCAACGGTTGATGCATCCAAAGCCACTTACACCGGCGGTGCTGGCGTTGACGCAGTGACACTGTCGTCCACCACAGTGACTAAAGCCGTGAGCACTGGCGCTGGTGATGACAGCGTGACTCTGGCTACAGGCACATCGGCTTTGACAGCCAATGTGGCTGGCGGCGAAGGCACAGACACCCTGGTGATGGCTGCAGCAGACGCGGCATCGGTTTCGACCACCGATACTTTCGAGACAAAAATTGATGGTTTCGAGAAGCTGAGCTTGGGTCAGGCAGCCAGCGTGGTATCGGTCAACCTCGCCAATCTTGATGGTATTGACTACGTTGTGAGTGCCGGCGCAGCTGCTGGCAGCAATACGGTTCTTCACAACAACATTATTATCAACGGCACGACTTCCACTCTGCTGTTCAACGTCAACATGCCTGCAAACTCCACGTTGTCTATTTACGGGTTGACCATTTCCACGACCGTTGCTCTGACGCCTGCACAATATGTCAGCGTCATTACGGGTGGATCAGTGGCTGGCGCTACCAGGACCGGTACTCTGCAGAACGGCGTGACATTGGCTGTTAATGGCGGCAACTCCGGCCACCTTGATGTTACGGGCGCTACGGCCACTTTATTCTCTGCTACACAAGCCTCCGGTCTGACTGTTACCGAAATGGCCAACAACGGCACACTGGAATTGACAGCTGCCGCCACCACATCCACTGTGACCATGACAGACGCTACCGGTACCGCCGACAGCTTCAACGTTGTCACAAAGGTGGATGCCGCTAACGTTGACTTCGGTGCTGTGGCTGTTGCAGGTGTGGAAACTGTCAATCTGACAGTGACTGACACAACGCCAGTTGACGACACGACAGGTCTCGCAACGATCAGCAAAGCCACATTGACTGTGACCGACGCAGCTGCTAAAGCCATCGTGGTCGCAGGCAATGCCAACCTGGACTTGACTGCTGCCAGCACAGTGCTGACTTCTGTCAATGCATCTGCTCTGACAGGCAAACTGAGCTTCAGCACTGCAGTGACAGCCGCCGAAGTTACTGGTGGTTCTGCTGCTGACAGCCTGACTGCCACAGGCAGCGGCCAGAAGCTCAATGGTGGCGCCGGTGCTGACACATTGGTTGTGACCGGTGACCTGGCCGTTTTGACTGGCGGCGCAGGCAACGACACGTTTGATGTGGCCGATGCCACAACCAACGTGAACAGCTATGCGACCATCACCGACCTGGCATCTGGCGATGCCATCAAGTTTGGTGCTGTTGCTGCCAAATTCCTGCCTGCCAAGGTGACTCTGGGTGACACAGCCGTGTTCCAGGATTTGGCCAACGCTGCCATCGCCAACGGTTCGCAAGGTGATGTGGCCTGGTTCCAATACGGTGGCAACACCTTCGTGGTTGAGCATGCTCAACCCGGCGGTGTGACCTTCCTGAACAACTCCGATGTGATTGTCAAGATCACCGGCTTGGTTGACCTGAGCACTGCATCGTTCAGCTCTGATGCTGATACGCTCTACATTGCTTGATTGAAAGTTGACGCCTTGACTTAACGGTCAGGGCGCCAATCAAAGCCACTTGATACCCCACCCCTCACAAGGGGGTGGGGTTTTTCGTATAATGGGGTCAGACTCGATGGGTGGAAATTTCTATCGAGTGTGTTTCGGTTCGACTTACAATAAGACTAATGGATCAGACTTGATTGAAAAACCAATCGAGTCTGACCCCGTTCAACTAAATAAGGAATCAAGATGAGTGATTGGAGCGCTGGTTATGTTGCCGACATTGGCTATACTTTTGGCTATTATCAGGAGTTAAACCCCCTACGTGCGAAGCTGGCATTTTTGAATTCGGGATTAAATGTGCCGGAATTTGGTCATGCCTGCGAGTTGGGATTTGGGCAGGGATTGTCTGCTAGTTTGCATGCAGCAGCTTCGGTTACATCGTGGCAAGGTACCGACTTTAATCCGAGCCAAGCGGCTTTTGCCCAAGACCTAATCGCTGCCTCTGGTGCGAATGCCAAATTGTATGATGAAGCGTTTGCCGAGTTTGCCAACCGAGCAGATTTGCCAGACTTCGATTTTATCGGTTTACATGGCATTTGGAGCTGGATCGTAAGGCTCTATCCCTACCACCTTCAAAAACCGAGTTGCCTGCGGCATCCTGTCATTTTTTGATCAGGAGCAAGTATGAGCATTACATCAAAATGGTGCCACCATATTGAAAAGTG